GGATCTGTCCGGTCGATTGCGGCATGAGATTCTTTGTCGCTGTGTAACTCTCGTTCACCTTGCTGTAGCAGATTAGCTTTTCTGCGTCGATAAAGATGATCTTGTCTCTGTCGGTCAGGCCGTCAATCTTGTAAATCTGCCCGTTGACGATCAGGCTCACGGTGCTCAATCCCTCTGTGCGGTCGGTGATCTTATACAGCGGGCGGGAATACCGCGTGCCCGGATTGTCAATGCGGCCGAGCGTGATCTCCTGCGGCCGGTTGTCCATGTGATACTTGAACGGGGCGAGTTCCAGAGATATTAAGTACGTAATTGCATTCCCGCGCAGCTCCTGCTCTGCGCTCGGTGTGATGCCGACCACCCTGCGGATTTTGTAGTAATAGCCGACCACATTGCTCAGGCTGAGCGTCCGTGCATGCGCGAACAGCGCATAAATCGCGTCGCTGCCAAAAGCCGCAGGGTTGCGCAGCACCCGCGCCTCGATGCTGTACGGGATGTTCTCGAAGCTGTCATCCGGCGTGCTGCTGTCCATGTCCGCGCCTGTCGTCCACTGCGTGTATCGCTGCGTTGCCATCGGCACCGGCTGCAAAAATTCAACATTCAGACCGACATCGGTCGATTTCACGCCGTCCGCATAAAAATGCTCCCGCGATCGGATTATGTAGCCCATGCCGTACCTCCCTGTCCGCGCACCTGCTGTAACTGATACCGCTGCAGTGCTGTGTCGATCTTCGCTGCGATCTGATCGCCGATATTGTCCGTGTCATTGCCGTACACCGTCACATTGATCTGCGCGGAGTACCCGCCGGAACGGTTGATCCGCGCCGCAAGCTTGTCGATCCAGCCGGTGTTATGCTCCAGCGGCATGACGACCTCTGCGCCGTTCTCGCCGATCAGCGCTTTTGTCGGGACATTTACAACACCGCCGCTGCCGAATATCGGAACGCCCTTTGCGCCCGTCCTGCGTACATAGTCATCAGGTGTATTCGCATAATCCGGATACATCATTGACGGGTCTGTCTGGCTGTTCAGGTAGTCGTTGTGCTCCATTGCCGTGTCGCCCGGATGAAATGCATCATACAAAAATTCTCCGAAGCTGTCCCAGAACTGCCACCAGCGCGTGTCCTTCCAGACCGCTTCTACGCCTTGGAGGAAATTCCACATGATCTGCTTGCCCCATTCGACCGCGTCAGCAATTTTCTGCTTGATGCCCTCCCAGACCTTTGAAACGATCTCTTTGCCTTTTTCGATGATTTTATCATAGGCATTCACAATGCCCGCGCCGATCTTAATGACGATTTTCAGGCCGGCCGTCAGCATGTTTTTCAGGTTTTCTCCATCGGAGAAGAAGTCAAACAGCTTGCCGATGATCGCGGCACCTGCATCAAGAATTTTCGGGAGCGCATCGACTATGCCGTCAACGAGCTTTCCGACAATTTCCGGTGCTTTTTCGATCAGAACCGGCAGGCTGTTGATGATGCCGTCTGCAAGGCCGGTCACAAGTGCCAGCGCACCGTCTACGATCAGGTCAAGATGATTGAGCAAGCCGCTCACAAGCTCCATGAGCATTTTCACAGCGACAGGGATCAATGTGGGCAACTTCTGAGAAATGCCTTTGACAAGAGTTGAAAGAATTTCAGCCGCCGCTTTCAAAATCTGCGGCAAGTTCTTCGTGATCGTTCCGCCGAGCGTCCCGATGATCTGCACGGCGGACTGCGCCAGCTTCGGCAGATTATTCGAGATCACTTTGATGATGATCGGAATGATCTTGTCAGCCTTTTTCGCAATGTCGTCAGCCATTTTTTCGATGCCTTCGACAAAGCTATCAATTCCCATTTCCAGGCCTTCAACAGCGTCCATGTTGCCTGACGCGATCTGCGTGACGCTGTTCATCATCTGGATCATCGACGGCATGAACTGCGCTGTCATTCCGTTTTTCACGCCTGCGATTGCGGTCTTGACGTTTTGCAGGCTGTCCTGATACGCTGCGGATGCTTCCACCGCATCGTCAGACAGCACGCCGCCAAGATCGTGTACTTGCTGCCGCATGAACTCTGTTTCTTCTGCTGACGTATTCAGCAGCGCACCGAGATCCATTGCAGATTTGCCGAGCAGATCATTCGCAAGAGCTGTGCGCTCTGTGCCGCTCTCCAAGCCTTGCAGCGCGGTGATCGTTGCCTTGAACAAATCCTCCTGTGACATGGCCGCTGCATCTTCGAGCGAGATGCCGAGCTTCTCAAAAGCAGCAGTGCTTTCCTTTGTCGGCTCCTGCACCGCATCAGCGAGCTTCTTCATCGACGTCCCCATTTTGTCGATGTCGCTGCCCGCATGCTGCATGATGAAGTCCCATTCCTGATAGGCTTCCGCGCTCATGCCGAGCTTCTGACTGTTCTTGTCGATTTCGTCACCCTGCGCAGCGAGGTCGCCGGTCGCCTTGACAACAGCAGCGACGGTCGCACCTGCTGCCGCAGTAACCGCCGCAAGCGCAGCAGCAGCAGCCTTTGCAGCGGCCTCAACACCGGTTTTCAGTGCGGCGCTCAGCCTGCCGGATTTCTCCCCGGCTTCCTGCATCTGAGCCCCGGCCTTTGCGGTGTCATCGCCGAGATTCTGCACGCTGTCCGCCGTGCCGTTTTCCTGCGCTTCGAGGTCTCTCAGGCGCCGCTCCGTCTGCACCAGCTCTTTCTGGAATGCGACATATTCCTCAGTGCCGATGCTGCCTGACGCGACCGCCCTTTTGACGTCCTCCTGCGCACCCTTCAGCGCTTCGAGCTTCTTCCGCGATGTCTCTATGCTCTGTGCGAGCAGCTTCTGCCGCGTATCGAGCAGCTCGGTGTTTGTGGGGTCGAGCTTCAGCAGGCTGTCAACCGTTTTGAGCTGCTTGGACAGCGACACCGACTGCGAGGTCAGATCCTTCAGTCCGGCAGTTACGCCGGAGGTGTCGGCATCAATCGCGATCGTAATGCCGTTGACTTTCTTTGATGCCATGCGCTCACCCCCTCAGCCTGCGCTCACAGTCCGCGAGCGTCTGCTTGTAGCTCTCGTACTTTGCTGCCCGGATGCGCCCCTGCGCGTGCAGCTCCTCGATCTGCGGCTCCATTGCTTTGAGCTGTTTGTACCGCTCATACTCATCGTGGACGGCCTCGCCGCGTGCGCGCTTCTGCATGCGGTCATATTCAAGCGCCCAGTCGATCAGCATGCCGGTGTTCCAGTTGTCGATTTCGGAGAGCGGAAACCCCCGCGACATGAGAGCCAGTGCGAAGCTCTCTGCCGGCAGGGGCTCACCGTCTGAATTGTTCCCGCCCCCGCTCAGGCGTTTTTTGGCGCGATCTCCTGCTCCTTTGAGATCAGCTCCATGAGCTGCGAAAAGACCGCCCACGGGTCGAACTCCTCAAAGCTGTCCAGCCATGTCAGCTCGTCGGTGATCGACGGGTCTGCCTGCTGCGCCATGATGAACGCCATGTCGTACATCCACTCGGTTTCGATGCAGAGTGCAGCAGCAGCGGCTGCTTTTTTATTTTTTCCGCCGATGACGGACTGCATCGCTGCGATTTTTGCAAGGTCGGCATTGAACTCCCGCCCGAACTCCCGCTTATAGCGCAGAACCGTGCCGCCGGTCTTGCGGAACCGGACAGGTCTGCCGCTGATTGTGATCGTTGTTTCCATGTGCAGTCACCTCACGGCGCATCGGCTGTCCCGGGCGCATCGGCTGTCCCGGATGCCGCCCTGCTCGGCTCCGGAATCGTGCTGATCTTGTTTTTCGTTTTGGTTGTCATGCAGACGCACTTGCAGTCCTGCCGCGGCCGGCACGCAAATGCATGCTCCGGGAACTGTGGGTTCAGGCCGCTGCCCTCGGACGTTGCGCCCTGCTTGGCGCTGCGCTGTGTGATATGCGCGTCATAGTAGATCGTGGTCTCGCCGAGGCCGTCAGTCGTGTCCTCGATGATGATGAGCGCCATGTGCGGATATTCCTCACCGTCGGCATACTCCTCCGCCGCACCGTCCTCCGTGACGGTCTTGCCGTACCAGTCCTCCTCGATGTCGTCCACGACATTCAGGGTCGTGAGCGTAAGGTTGTAGCCCTGATTGTCCTCCGCAGCGTAGACCTCAACGCCGTCCGCCCAGATGCTTGCCGGATCGCCCGCCGGCTGTGCATCGTACTCTCTGCCGCCCGCTTCGTTATGCACAAGCCAGACGATGCTGCCGTAGGTCGGCTTGCCGTCATCCGCGACCGCAGTGATCGGCGCATAGCCGAGCTGCGAGATCGTCCGGCGCAGTCTTGCTTTTTCTGCCATGTTCATTCCTCCTCCAGCTGAAAGCTGTAGCTTGTAATGTGGATGCCCTCTTTTTCGTCATACGCCATGTCATAGACCTCGAACGCAATGCCTGCATCCGTCAGCATGCGCTCGATCTCCGCCTCTGCGGCTGTGTCCCGGCTTTCGGTGCAGAGCAGCAGCTCGATCCACGGCTCGGAGTAAACAACGATGCCGTCCGCGTAAACTGCGTTTTTTTCGATCACCGTATAGACGATATACGGCACTGCTTTCGCATTTTTGAAGTGCCCGTACCGCGACGGAATGTCAAGCGCGGCAATCAGCCCGCCGAAATCCTCAACCGTCATCCTTTCACCGCCTTTGCGACTGCATCCAGCGCCGCCTTTTCCGCCCACTCCTCAACCGGACGGATGTGCGGCTGTGCTTTGGTTCTGCTGTGTCCGCCGCGGGTTCTGTGGCCGTCCTCCAGCAGATGCGTGAGCCGGTAGGTCGGCTTCTTCTGGTGGATCACGCAGCGGATATGCCAGCCTTTGCTGTTGAAATCGACCCGCCAGCCGCGCCGGTACCTGCCTTTGTTTTTCGGCGATGCCGCTATGACCTTTTCCTTTGCTTCATCGCCGATCTGCCGGATCGCCTCGCTGATGTCATACGCGGTTTCCGCGCCGTACCGCAGCATTGTTTCCGTCAGGTATCTGTCGAGACTTGCTGCATAGACCCGCATCATCCGCCTGCTCATGTCAGCGCACCGATCCTTTCTCCGAGGTACAGCTCTGTCATATCGCCGGCCCGTGTTGCCTTAAAGATCCGGAGCCGCCTGCCTGCATATTCCGACAAAGTCTCGCTGCAAAAATCCGCAGTGAATACGCGGAGGCGGTAAGACAGACTGAACATCATCTGCTGTGCAGCGGCTCTGTCCTCCTGCGTGATCTCATATTCTGCGCAGTACACATCTCTGGGCTGCTCAGTCATAACCGGCTGCCGGAGCCTGTCGAGCGTTTCCTGCTGCGAAATCAGCGTCAGAGTGCCGCAGATCATGCGCTTTGCGGTCAGCTTGATGACACGGTGCCGCTCGTTGTAGTCATCATAGTCCGCGATCTCACAGCAGTCGCCGAAGAACAGAAGCCGGAATGTCTGCGGATGCCGCCGGACGGAATCAAGCAGTGCAAAATACCGCACGCGAAACAGAAAATGCGGCTGCTCTGCGCCGACTGCCCTGTTGACGGCAGCGTGCAGGTGCGCGGCATCCTGCCAGACGCCGTCTGCATAGTGCTGAAGCGTGACCGGCTTGTCATAGACCAGACAGTCCTCAGCCACCTGTGCCGCTGTCCTGTGCTTCGCCTTCACCGGTCATCGCCTCCGTTTTGCGGTTTGCGCGCAGCATCATCAGGTCTGCGCGGTAGTTGTCCTCGAAATCCTCGCCTGCGTTGTTGTAGATGTATCGGCACAGATCGAGAAACAACTGCTTTTCCGAGGATTCCGCGGTCAGATCAATCTCAGCCCCGGCATAGGAGCGGAGCCTGTTCTCCGCTCTTGCCAGAATGCCCGCGATCTTCGTGTCAGTGTGCGGATCACTCCAAGTGATATCCAGATAGGACTTCACATCGTCGATCAGTGCCACTGTGCATCACCTCACGGAGTCTGCGGCGTGTTCTCAACAGTGCCGTTGATTGTAACGACCGGGGATGCCGCAGTCAGACCGGAAATGTCAAGGTACAGGAACGCATTGATGTCATACGGTCTGCCCGTGCCGTAGAACTTGATCTTGTAGGCGCGGAGATCCTCGATGAATTTGTACTCATCGCTGTATTCCAGCTTGCCGCCGCGGCCTGTGCCGACGCCCATGAAATACTTTTTTGCGATGCCGATGACGGCATGACCGGACTGGACGCCGACAGACTGCACGACGTCAGTCGGGAACGGCAGCACATTGCCGGCATAGGTGCCGAGCGGCGTCATGACGGTCGTCGCAGGCATGACCTTTTCGAAATAATCCACAGGATTGACGATCAGGATGACACGGGAAATGCCGCGGGATTTGCCGGTCAGGCCGTCCGTCGCAAGCGTTTTGAGCAGTGAGCCGTAGGTCGTCGGATCCAGCTTTGTGACAGCAGTTGCAGTCTTGCGGGCATAGCCGGTGTTCGCGTTGAAATTGCCGGTAAAATTGCGGGTCATGCCGATCGGCTTCTTCACGCCGTCGCCGTCCACCATGCCGGTTTCGAGCCCCGCTGCGAGCGCATCCGCGAGAATTGCACGGACATAGCGGTCAACCCACTGCGGACCGAGTGCGAGCATATCCTGCGTCACGAACATATAAGCCGAAAGTTTACCCTGTGTCAGATCAACGACCTGAAGCGCACCGGCAAGATCCTTCGCGACCGCCGTATTGAGCTCATCCCATGTCGCAGCCTGTGCGCCCTGCGCGTTCAGCACCCACTGGATCGCTGCGCCGGTGTTCGTGAAGTCGATCAGGTCAAGCAGCGGATATGCCGCCTTCATGTCATCCATCACGCTGTCGATCACAGTCTTCGGCAGAGCACTGGTAATGTTTGTGATCACGGTCTGGGCATCCTGCCGCGCGTTCGCGATGAAGCTCTCATAGAAATTCGTCTCCTCCGAGGTGAGCTGCCGGATGCCGCGCGCGGAGAGAATGCTGCGGTCAGTTGCTTCAATCATACCGTTTGCCTCGGCCATGACCGTTTCCGACACAAACTGCATCCAGTTGTCCATTGCGGCGCCGAGCGCTTCCTCGTCGTTCGCCCGGATCGCATCCGCGAGGGCATTCCGCAGCTTGTCCTTTTCCTGCCTGATCTTATCCAGATTTTTCATGTGAGGTTCCTCCTTATTTCAAATAATTGTTGATGACCGCCATGCACTTCGCTTGACGGCGTTCCATTTCTGCCCGGACAGCCGCCTGCTCTGCTGCTTCGGCTGCACGCTGCTTTGCATTTTCCATATCGGTTCCGGCATCTTCATCATCGCTGTATTTGTCAGCGAAACCGTATTCGATGCACTGCTCGGCGGTGAGATAGGTTTCTGCATCAAGCAGCTCGGTCAGCTTTTCGCGTGTCAGCTTATCACCTGCACGGTCGAGATACGCCTGAACCGCCGCAGCATTGATGACATCGAGATCGTCCGCAGCCTTGCGCAGCTCCTTTGCGTTGCCCATTGCAACAACCCATGCATTGTGGATCATCATGCAGGTGTTCTTCGGCATGATGACCGTGTCGCCCGCCATTGCGATGACGGATGCGATCGAGCAGGCAAAGCCGTCAATGTAGACAGTCTTGTGCGCCTTGTGGCGTTTGAGCTGGTTGTAGATCGCGATGCCCTCCAGCGTAGAGCCGCCGAGGCTGTTGATGTAGATTTTGATTTCCTTTGCATTCTCATACTCTTTGAGCATATCGGAAACATGCTTTGCAGAAGTCTCGGATTCCTTCCACCAGCTATCGCTTTCGACCGTGCTGTAAATGCGGAGTTCGAGCGTATCAGACTGCGCCCGATACTCCATGCTCCAGCCTTTCGGTGTCTGCATTTCCCTCACCTCCTTCCAGTGCATCGGCAATGGTACCGTAATTCTTCGTAAGAAAGCGGACATTGCATTCCGGATCGTCCGATGCATGCGTGCCGAGTGCTCTGCGGATCTCATTGATCGTCCAGCCCGAACCGGTCAGCTTGTCGATGCCTGCGGAATCGGCGATCAGATCATGATGCAGAATGCAGCTCGTGTCAACAGTGATGCAGCAGCCGTCTGCGGCCTCCTGCGGCGTGAACAGCTTGCCGGTCAGCTCTGCGGAGATCATCGCCGCGAGCGGCCTGATGCAGTTTGTCATCATTGCCGCCTGTGAATCCCGGATTCCGGCAGCATCGCCGCGGATGTAGCTCGGCGGAATGCCGAACACCTGTGCCGCCCTGCTGACCGCCTCATCCGCCAGAGTTTTGAGCGAGGTCAGGTCGTTGGTGTAGGTTCCGGCGCTGCCGCCGCTGCTCTGCGGGATATATTCGTACCCGTCAAAGAGCGGCAGCACGGCATTTGCGCTGTCGAAGTAGCTGCGGAAATACTCCGTCTGCAATTTTTTGAACTGCTCCTCGAATTCCGCTCTGCCCTGCGCGACTGCCGAGACCTTGAGGATGCCCTTTTCTCCGCCCGCCTTCTGAAAGCGCTTTGCCGCGGAGGTCATCAGCCGTTCATACTGCATCATGATCTGCTGAAGCCATGCAGCCCGCGCATTGACCGGCGATTGCAGATACAGGACATCCGCCATGCGGTATTGCCCTGAAAGTGCGGCATCCGCACGCTGAACATCCGTAAAGAGATCGCCGTGCAGGGTATCCTCGGTTTTGCTGAAGGATTCTGCGAGAATGCGCTGACCGTCCGGCAGCTCCACGCAGAGCGATTCCCCCGAGAGCAGCAGCCGCGCAGTCAGCTCACGCTTCCACGCCGCCGCATTCTGGTTCCGGTTCGGTCTGACGTTCAGTGCAGTCCATTCGGCTCCGTGCAGCTCCTTCCCGTTGTCGAATACCCGGAACTCACAGCCGGCGATCAGTCCGGAAATCAGATGCACAACGGAAAACAGCGCGAATGCATCGAGCGCCGCCTTTTCTCCGACCGTGCCGTCCCGGTAAGCCGACACATCATACAGTCCGGCTCTCGGCGGCCTGAACATCCGGCCGAGCCAGTCAACAATTTTTCCCGTCGGAATCACTCCCTTCATCCGTATGTCCAGCAGCCCGACGGCAGCGGTGCCCCGGCTGCCTTGTCTGCGTAAGCGTCGAGCACATCCGATACGCATTCCGCTGCGACAAATGCCTTGAATGTATCGGTTTTTCTGCTTTTCGGCTCGATTTTCCCGTATGTGATATTGCCCGCAGCGGAGGTCACGGTTTTCGCGTTGTTTGTCATCCAGCGCATCACCGGCGAATCGCCCCAGACAAAACGATGCCCGACAAAGCCGCTGGTGATCTGCGGAATGCGCCGCATTTCATCCCGCGGGCGGATCAGATGCACGTTTTTGCGGTCTTTATCTGCCGAGAAATTGATCTCCTCCAGCGCCTTTTTCAGCAGCGCATACCGATAATCGTCAATCCCCGCAAGCAGCATCGGCGCATTTCGCTTTGCCGCCTCATTGGCAAGCCAGACACACGGCAGCTCCGGCGGAATCTCGACCGCATCGACAAACGTCACCAGCCCGCGCGCCTCCCATTCACGGAGCGGTGCCTTGATCCGGTTCAGATCAGCAGACTGCGAGCAGACCCATGTATGGGACAGCCAGACGTCACGGTCACCGACGCGCCAGAGCAGCCCCGCACCGAGGAAATCCGTCGTTTTCATGTAGTCGATGCCGATGACGCACGGTCTGCCGATCAGATCAGATTCCGGTATCGGCTGCTCGGTCGCCGCAATCTGCTCCCACGGTGCAACACCGTTTTCAGTGATGCGCGGCGGACGGTTCATGCGCTTCTTGATAAATGCAGTATTCGCAGCCGGATTCCGCAGATACTCAACGTATTCCAGCCGCATTTCCTCCATCAGATTGGGCAGATAGCGCAGCGAAGGATTGGGCTTATGCCACATCTGCTCGTCATGCACTTCCTCGTCATCATCCAGCGCACACAGAAAATAGAGCACGCCATTGTCCGGAAGCTCTCCGAGCAGCACCGCATTTCCGGTCTCGGTCAGATCATCAAGCGGGCCGCCGCGGACATCTCCGTCCGTGGACATGATTGTCCGGCGCGGAAAGCGCTTTTTGCCGAGGCCGGTTGTTGCGACCTCAATCAGCTTGTAGTTCTCATAGGCGTGATACTCGTCAAAATCAGTCTTGCCGGGGCGGCCGCCGTCCTTTGTTTTCGGCGCGGATGTCCTGTACCGGAACTCGGAATTTGTATCCAGATTTGTGATGCGTTCCATGTTCCAGTCAAAATGCTTTTTCATTTTCCGCTTGTTCGCTTCAAGGACATTGTACACATCCTTCCACGATTGCTTTGCCTGATCCTCTGATGTCGCAAAAATGTCGATGTGATATTCCTGTACGCCGTTGGTATCGGTCAGCAGGCAGAAGTCCTCAAAGCCGAGATAGCCGTTTTTCCCCGTGCCGCGTCCGACATAGAGCGCAAGCACCGGAAAACGCAGTGTGCCGTTTTGACGGTAGCAGCAGTTGTGCAGCGCAAAGCAGAACTTCTCCCACGGGAAAAGCCCGAACGGGAAGTATTTTTGGTATGAAAGGTATTCCGCAAGCTGTTCCGTGTCGATGCGGATGTCCTCCGATGCAAACACGCGCTCCACGAAATCGCAGAGCAGGAGCTGCCACTTGCAGACAGGGTATTCTCCTTCACGCACAAGCCGGATATAATCGTCAATTTCTTTACAGCCTGTCATCCGTATCCGCCGCCTGCACCGTGTCGATGCTCAGGCCGAGCTGCCGGAGGATCGCGAGCATTGACTTGTTTGTGTCGCGCAGCTCCTTGATGGATGTGTTCGGCGCGGTGATGCTTTGTCCGGTACTGCCGGTTCGCTCCACAATCGTGCCGCGCTTCCGGATATCCGCCTTCAGTGCATTGCAGACACGGTACAGTGCCATATAATCCGCAATCAATGCGCGAAATGCCTCAATGTCAGCGCCGTTTGTTTTGAGCTGGTCAATCAGTGATTGCTCAACATCCTTAATCCTTGCCATAATGCCCGCCTCCTCTCCTGAAAAAACTCATGCGCGAAGGAAATTCAGAATTGTCGAGAGCCGCCCCGTTGTACGGTTCGTCAGAAAAAACGCGATTTTTCCGGCCGGGGCTACCATTTTTCCTCGTTCGTGTAGCCGGGGCGCTTCGCGTATATTCCGCGCTTATGGATCCGCTCATGACAGTCATGACAAAGCGGCATGAGCTGCATGTGTTCATCCCCGGCATCATCGGTATATGTTCTGCTGTACGCAAGCTCCGGATACTGTTTCAGCTCCCGGACATGATGCACCAGCGATGCAGGCGTCAGACGCTTTGCTTCCCGGCACATCATGCATTCGCCGTGATGCGCGTCAATGATCTCCCTCGACAGCCTGCGCCAGTACCGGTCATTGTAAAACGCTTCGATGCAGCCCGCTGCAATCAGCGCCCTGATCTGCTCTGTTGTGTACATGTTCTTTGCCCCAAACAAAAAGCACCCGAGCTTTTTACTCAGGTGCTTTCGCGATATTCAAATCTGACGGGACAGCAAAGAGGGGCGACGCGCCGCCCGGAAAAAGCTATGTTCGACCCGTCGCTTTTTCACAGCCTAATTATAGCACAGGTGCAATATGATATACCATGATATTCTCAAAAAAACATGCACAAAGAACAGGTGAAATCTTTGTGCATGTTTATCTGAAAAACTTTTCAAAAAGGCTTGACATTATTGCGCATTTATGGTATAATAGAAACATAGAGAGGAGGTGATAACATGAAGGACAAAATAAAAGAGCTCACCGAGACGGTTCACGAACTCGGCAAGCTCTTCGAGGAGATCGCAACAGTGCTCGCGAAGTTGGCGCTTCTCATCATGGCACTGCAAACGATCTGGCAAATCCTTCGGGGCGGCTAGACCGCCCCACCCCTTCGGGGGTTATGAACATTATATCACAAAACGAAACGGAGGTCAAGCCCATGAAAGATTTTACATTCGCAGCCTGCAAGATCATCATCGGAATACTTGTCATCATTGGCTTTGTCGCCCTGATGATTCATGTTTTTGTAAAGTGAGGTGAGAACAATGCCGAAAACTCCTGACAGCAATCTGAAAGCAATCACGAAATTCACAAAGGAAAAAACCGTGTCCGTGAATCTGCGCCTGAACAAAAACACTGATGCCGACATCATCGCAAAGCTCGAAACTGTCCCGTCCAAGATGGGCTATATCAAGCAGCTCATCCGCGCCGATATGGCAAAGAACGGATAAACCGCACCCCCTCTCATTTCGCTCAGAATGTGATTTGAGAGGGGCTTTTCTTTTGCGGTTACGTTTGCCGTATCACCTCGCAGGCCGCAAGCAGAGCGGCGCCGTGCAGCCGGCAGATGTGTTCATAGCTCTGACCGCGATCGGCTGCAATGCGGACGATGGATTTTCCGCTGATGTAGATTTCCCGCAGCAGCGCCCTGAGCCGCACGTTCGGGACAGACTCGATCGCTTGCCGGATTTCCTGCCGCAGATTGTCAAGCATATCCAGATATGCACCTGCATCATCGCAGGCATCGACATATTTCTGCACGGCATCGTCCAGCGCGACTTTCTGCCCCAAGTGGTTTTTCAGCGCGACCGCCTCCGCTTTCAGCTCGTCCAGATGCGCATTGACCTCCTTCGCGCGGTCAAGTGATTCCCGGTACCGGCTGAGGTATGCCTTTACTTCCTTCGCCGTCATGTGTCATCCTCCCCGAAATGCTCGCCCTCGCAGTCATCAAAATCGTCATAGCACACGAGCCGCCACATGCATTTCAGCAGCGAGTATGCCGCGAGCGACCCCAGCGCGATAATGCACTCACTGTTACAGCACGCGACCGTGAATGTCGCGAGAACGATCGTCAGCAGGATGTGATACACAATCAGCATCAGGATGTACTGTGTCGATTCCTTCATCTTCTGCGCCTCCTTTGTTCTTCATTCTGTATCTCATTTTCAAGATAATCGAATATACCGTCCACATCGGCTGCAACACCCATCATCAGCGTATCGCACTGAAAATCATGCAGATACTTTGCCAAATCCCAGTTATTCATCGCCCGGATGCGGTCACCGTTCGAGCGTACAATCGGCAGCGCATCCGGCTTGAATCGCTGCTGATCATCATAATCTCCACAGCTCAGGCAGATGTGCCGCCCCTCCGGGATGATGCGGCCGCAGAGCATGCAGGTGTTGTCAGGCATCGTTGTCTACCTCCTCCAAAAGATGTTGCTTCGTTTCCTCGATAGCAGCGTGTCCCTCTTCTGTATCCAGTAAGACATTTATATACTTCTCGCCTTCGTCCTTCGAGTCAATCAAACCGCAGCCGAGCAGATTCCCGGAAAGGAACTGCGCTGCCATAACGACAGCCATTTCATCAATAGACAGTGATTTGATTCTTTCATATCTGGTCATTCTCAGCACCTCCGTTTTCCGGGCATTCCTCTCCGCCCTTGAAATAGCAATCGTCGCAGGTGCAGTGCGTGTCGGCATACTGGCAATCCCTGCACTTGACACGCTCATAACCGGCATCGCTTGCCGGAATGTCGAGTCGTTCCTCGAATGCCTCAATCGCAGCATTGGGGCATTCATAGCTGCAATGCGCGTTGCAGAAGCGTTCGCATTTCATGTCTGCACCTCCTTCAATATTTTCCGCCGCTGCCGCTCATAGAAGCTCCCGTCCCCGATCAGCAGACCGACAATCTTACAGGCTCTCTCTGCGATCTCAAAAACAGACTGCGACTTCTCGATCTCGCTTGTCAGCGTTCCGGCGGTGCGAACGGCGTTCTGGTACTCGGCAAAGACCTCCCGCGCACGGTGAATCTCCTTGACCTGTTCGTCATACGCCTTACGGAGCAGCCGCTTGGCGTGCTCCGCATCCTCCTTCGGCATTCCATCAAACCGGAATGCGCGGTATACGGCTTGCAGCTCCGAGAAATACTTGTAGGCGGGCGGCGGCAGAGGGAGCAGATTCACAGTCCCGTCATACGCCTGCCGTTCGAGTGCCGACCAGACGCCGGAGTCTCTCAGGTCGATTTTCATGTTCTCACTCCTTTGTACTTGAGGGTTATTGAGGGTTTGGAGGGTTTCTATAGGAGTATATATATAATTTCACTTCAATTTTTCATATGATAGAATAGGAATAACCCTCAAACCCTCAACTACCCTCAATTCTTACTCCTGATAAAAGTCTGCATCGAGCGTGATGCCGACATAATACCGACCGTCCGGCATATTCTTTTTCACAATGCCCTTGCGCTTCAGCTCCGTGCCGAATTTTGTGCTGGACATCAGGTATTCATTGTGCTCCTCTGCCCACTTTGCATAGACGGCATAGAGCTTTGAGGCTTTCGTCTCACCCTCTCCGGTCATGCAGCAGGCATCGAGAAATGCGGAGATCACATCCATCTCGTGCTGATACTCGCGCACGGCTTCCAGCACTTTCTGCGGCATCGACAATCCATCATTCTGCCAGCGCAGGCATCCCTGCACAGCCCATTTCAGAATACCCTCGGCTTCCTTCACGAGCTTGTACTTCAGCTTCTTGTCAACCTTGTCGATCGGGATCTGCACTTCAAACGGGATCAGATGAATGCGCCGCCAGATGCCGGTATCGGTGCCGCGGATCAGCGGCTTGTGGTTCGTCGCCATCCAGAGCTTGAACTCCGGCTTGAACTCAAATTCCTCCGAGAACATCTTTCGCGCCGTCACAACATCGTCGCCGGTGAGCTGTTTTAATAGCCCCTCATCGAGCCGCATTCCCTCATTCGGTTCGACCGATGTCACCAGACGCGCACCTTTGAGCCGCGCAATGTCCGAGGACGGCGCATTGCCCGATTTCGGGTTGACCATGATCGTCTGCGGCTGGATGTTTGTCGCGTAGTCGCCCAAAATCCCGCGCACGATTTCCAGAAATGTGGACTTGCCGTTGCGCCCTGTGCCGAACAGGAAGAATGCGCACTGCTCCGAGGTCGAGCCGGTCAGGGAATAGCCGACGCACTTCTGGATGTAATCGAGCATATACGGATCTCCGCCGAAAATGTCCGAAAGGAATTGCAGCCAAAGCTTCGGCTCCGGTGCATCGGGATTGTAGATCACCGGGCATTGCTTGGTCAGATACGCCTCTCTGTCATGCGGGAGCAGCTCGCCGGTTTTCAGGTCGATGATGCCGTTTTTCACGCCGATCACCGCCTTGTTCCGGTCAAGGTTCTGCGGGAGGATCGGCGCATAGTGCTCCGCCTCGCGGATCATATTGGTCTTGCCGGCAAAGCTGCGGGATTTTTTCAGATGCCGGTCAAACGCTTTCAGCAGTTCCTCATCATGTGCATAGAGGATGCGCTCCTGCTCTTGCAGCATGGTCGCGGAATCTGCAAGCTGCCGGATATAGCCGATGTTGTCGGTGTACCATTTGCCCTCGTAGTAGTAGAGCCATTTCTTGTCGGTATAGCAAAAGCGGAGCATATCGCCGAAAGCGTCAAACAGGCGCTCGGCATTGCCGGTGTCGTCAAAGCGGTACATCTTGCCCTGAATGCGCGGTCCGCCCTGCTGCATGGATTTCTGAATGACAACGGAATAGCCGGAATCGGACGGCTCTGTCTCTGCATAGACCGCCGAAAGCCCGTCAACTGCTTTTTGCAGCGTGATCGCGCCGTAGGTCGTGCCGGACTGCTTTCTGTCCCACTTCCCACGCATCAGACCGGAGCTGCGGAAGATCTCGTCCATGAGCTGCAAATCGCCCTGACACCAGAATGCGAGCATATTGCAGAATGCCATGTCCGCCTCAGAATTTGAATTGTAACCTGTGGTATCGCCTGCATAGAGCGCAGAGAATTTCTGTCCCTGCCGGGAACGGGATGCGCGGTCAATGACCTCCTGCGCATTCATGGAGCATCCGGTAAGCGGGAGCTGTTCTGCCGGAGCTGATGCTTTGGACTTGGATTTCGTGCGGTATTTTTCATAATAGGGCTTGACTGTTTCGGTGATGTCTGCAATATCCACATACTCGGTGCAGAGATTGCCGGTCATGACGAAGAACCGTGCGCCGGTATACATTTCAATGCCGACCTCGCTGTTCTTGAAATCCTTATCCGGCAGCTTGCCGCGCCCGATGAAGTGAACACCGTTACCGGACTGTGAAAATTCCATATAGGTTTGCAGCGCATCATTCATCTGTCCGAAAATCGTGCAATTATCTCCGTTTCGGTACGCATCGAGTTCTTCCGGACGGTCGTCAATGTCGATCCCGACATAACCGGAACCAGCGAACATGAAGCCAATACCGGCATAATCGACGGACGCGGCGGCTGCTGTTTCAAAATCCGTCCATGTCTGCGGATTGTTTGACTGTGCAAGCCCGCCCGTGCGGGGATTGATCGGCTCCTTTGAGAGCTTGGTGTGACCGTCCTTTGTAGCTTTTGGAATTGCCCGCCAGCATACCCAGCGCGGCATGGCTTTCAGTTCATCGGGGATGAGTTCGTACATTTGCATTCCTCCCTCCTGTCAATGAGAGGGACGGCACAGCGTCCGCCCCTCAAAATGGAGCCCGGCACTGCCGGGTTAAAACGGCACTTCGCCATTGCTGAGGATCTCTTCAAATTCATTCGGATCAATGTTCATCGGTGCGGGAGCAGGAGGTGCAGCCTGCGGCGGGCGCTGGCGGGCAGCACCCGCTGGCATCATCTGCTGCATCGGCGGCTGCTGGTAGGTCTGAGGCGGGGCATACTGCTGCGGCTGCGCATATCCCTGCTGAGACTGTGCGTAACTCTGAGGCTGCCCTGCATAGCCCTGTGCGGGACGCTGCGCATATCCCTGCTGCTGTCGCGGAGCAGGTGCGCCGTATGCAGGATTCTGCTGAGGACGCTGTTTATGAACATGACGGCAGTCCGGGAACTTTGTCGGCATGGTGTCAAGCGCATCGACCTTTGCAGTAGTTTCACCGTTATAGGTCTCATGCTTGACTGTCGCAATCAGGCAGCGACCGCAGAGCGCCTGCAAAAACTGTTCCAGCGATTCAAAGGACTGCCCGCTCGGAATCTGCGCCGCCCGGCTCACTGCCATGAGCTGCGCGAAGTTGAAGCCGTCCACCTGCTCGTCCGCCGCTGTCGGTTCGCGCTTGCGCCAGATGTCGATGAACAGCACGCGGTTCTGACAATTCTGCTGGATGTCGTTGCGGATTGTCAGCGCCAGACTGACCTTGTGCTTGCCGTTTTTCGTCTGCCGGATCTCCGCATTCGTGATGATCGTCTCGTAATTGCCCTGCGGCACCAGACCGCCGCCGGTCGGAATACCCTCGTAATTCGTTCCAAAAGCCATTGTTTAGCCCTCCTCAATGAGTTTGACCGGGCAGTGCCCGGCTCCATTTTTACTCTCCGGAAGCTCCGTGAGAGACTCCTGTTCCGTGCCCTGAATCAGCTTTAGAGCATCCTCAACAGACCGCGCAACACCGGCGATTGCTCCGTATTCACGCATCTTTGCGAGGAATTGCTTTTGCTTTTCGGAAGCGCGTCCGTGCTTCGTCTTGACCTCGATGAATACTGCTCTGCCGTCAGATTTCCGGACACCGCAAAGGTCGGAAAAGCCCTTCGGCAGACCGTCAATTATGCGGAGATTGATCAGCACAGTCTGCTTGTATTCTTTGGAATACACAAGATCGCCCTGCCAGAAATCGCCGCTGTTTGTCCGGAAGATCGCGCAGGTCGGTGATACCGCTGCGCGGATCCGGTTCTGTATTAAGTGCTCATTCATTCGTTCTCCTTCCGGTCGGGCAGGAAAGCTGCCGTTTTCCGTTCGCTTCATTCCTGTATCGGCTGCGGGCACTGCCCGCTCATGTTCCATGCAATAAACCTCTCTGCTTTGCCTGATGCCAAGCCCAGCCCGGCTTGTAGCCCATCATGCGGGCATATTCAAGCAGCTCGCCGTAACTCCGGCATTCGTCCGGCGTCTTGGTGTTGACGGTGAAGCCCTTGATCTGCACGAGCTCTGTTTCCTTTTCCTGCTCGATCGCCTTGCGCTCTTTGCGCTCGACAGCCGCGCCGCAATATGGGCAGACTTCAACGGGCTCGCCGTCCCTTTTGAGCGGAAATACTGCATAGCATTCCTTGCAGGTATAGAACTTGTCCTCTTCGACAGCGGTTTCCTGCTTCATGCCTTTGCGCTTCGGTTTGCCTTCGAGCGTCCATTCCCGGTCGTCATCCGGCATCCCATGTCGCGCGTAGTTTCCGACATGGTCGAGGATCACAGCACGCTTGCCCCTGCGGTATCGCATACAGCGCATGGCCTGCTGGATGAACAGCGTGAGGCTCTGCGTCGGACGGAGCATGATGACGCAGGAGCAGTCCGGGACATCAAAGCCCTCGGAGATCAGGTCAACATTGCAGAGAATGTCAATCGCGCCGCGCCGGAACTGCTCCACAATCTCCGCACGCTCCGCCTTCTTCATCTGCCCGTCGATGTGTGCGGCGTCAATGCCCGCCTCGCAGAACTGCGCTGCCATTGCCTGCGAGTGCTTGACCGTTGTGCAGTAGCAGACCGCCTGCTGGCCATTTGCGAACTTGCGGTAATAGCTGATGACATCGCCGTAGACCTTGCTTTCGAGCATGATTTTCTCGGCAGACTTCGCATCGAATTCACCGCGCCGCACCTTGACGGTCGAGAGGTCGGCAACATCCGGCGCATAGTAGTCATACGGCGCAAGACAATGGTTCTCGATCAGCCATTTCGCGCTGACACCGATCACCAGATCGTCATTGACATCGCTGAGGCCGCTGCCGTCCAGTCTGACCGGCGTTGCCGTCACACCGACACGGTATGCGTCACGGTAGTAGTCATAGATCTTCTGGTAGCTGCTTGCTTTGCTGTGGTGATTCTCGTCCGTGATGATCAGCGCGGGCGGCGGAATCTTGCCCAATCTATGGCAGGCGGTCTGCACCATCATGATGCGGACAAAGCGCATATCGACGCCCCACCAGAGGAAGGTGCGGAGAATCTGCTCGCACAGCTCCTTGCGATGCACCAGAAAGAGGATGTACTTGCCGCCGTATGCCGTGCGTTTTGCCATTTCCGCTACGATCACGGACTTGCCGCCGCCGCACGGAAGCACGATGCACGGAGCGCGGTGTCCGGTGCGCCACGACCGCGACACACCGTTCACCAGATCTATTTGATACTCACGGAGTTCCGGCATTTGCTGCCTCCTTCCGCTGTTTCACGCGCTTGCAGGCACAGGTCCAGCAAAGCGGTATGCCGTATGTCCGTGCCGTCCCCTCGGCAATCTCTCCGGCGGACTTATCCCGCACCGCCGTGACCGGTCTGCCGCAGTCTGCGCAGATGATCTGAGACATCATGCCGTAATAATCGCGGATTGCAATGTCCACAGCTTTCAGGTCATTGTCGATATACATTGCCGGGAACAGCCCCATCGGGGATTTGCAGGTGTCGCGGCCGTCTGTCTGTGTTGCGAAGTAGTAGTGGCCGTCCTGCACCGAGGTTTTCAGCACGATCGTGAACATCCCCTCAACGGTGATCTTCTCATCGAGCAGCTTGCCGATCGTCTTGATCTTCTGCCGCCCGTTTTCGTCCGTGTCGATGTGGCTGAGAAAGTAGACCGTCACATCCTGCGGCAGAGAGAGCACGCTCCGCACGAGCGTCCAGAAGCTCTGCCCGATTTCCGTAAATTTGTCAAAGCCCTTCTCCTGTGCGCGGCGCATGAACTCATTTGCCATAAGATACTGGCAGTCATCAATGACGATGATCTTCGCGGTCACGCTGCGCAGAAATCGGTCAATATCGGGGTACTGATCGGAGCAGAGCGTCTGCGTAAACTGCGTCCGGAACGGGAGCGCCTTGCCGTTGACATTGACCAGGGCAACTTCATCCGCGCCGAAATTGCGCATGGACGCGGATTTCCCGCTGCCGGAATATCCGAGAATCAGAATCGGTAATCCCATATCGCACCTCACTTAATAATCAGCGATTCCGTGCGGCCGAGCGCCGCACCGTTGATCGTTTCGCCGGATTGCAGTGCCTTTTTGATCGCGGCCTTGTCGAGCTCCGGCGGCTTCACGCGGATCAGGTCGGAGCGTCCGAGTGCCGCGAGCTGACGCGCAAGCCCGTCCTCATCGGCGACCTGCACGCTCTCGGCGTTCTTGCGAATAGACAGCTTGCATTTTGCCGTCTCGATCTTCTCCCGGTGAATGCGCTTCATGCACATCATGAGATAGTCGGTCAGGCTCCTGACGCGCTTTTCCTTAGCCTTCCGGCGGGCGGAGAGCGCCTGTTCCTCCGCTTTGATGTCCTCCGCCTCGGCTTTCAGCGACTTGATGTACTGCGCGACATTCTCCGCTTTCAGCTCGAATTCGCCCTCAACGCCTTCCAGCGTATCGAACCACGCCTGCTGCGCGATCTCGCGCATATCGGCTTCCTCGATCTCATCAAACGATTCAAGCTGATCGAACAGCAGCGCGAAATCGTTTGCGATCTCAAACAGTCTGCTCATGTGGATACCTCCCCGATCATTGTCTGAAAGAATTTTTCTGCCTGTTTGCGGCACGCCTCATTCGGATGCGCTGCGAGGAATGCGGTCATGCGCTTTGCCGCGTCAATCGCATTGGCGAGATATGCTTTGAAGATCTCCTTGCTGTCCGGCTCCGGCGCTTCGGCGGGTGCGGCTTGCGCTGCCGCAAGTTTCTCCTCGTATTCCGCACGCAGGGCATCTGTCTCGGCGCGGTGCTGCCGGTTGATCTCCTGAACCTGCTTGATGTGGTCATCCTGCATCTTCGCTGACCATTGCTCATGCTCCAGATTGATCCGCCGCATCGCATCCTGCATATTCTGCACCTCATGCGACGGCTCCGGCACGGCAACCTCGACCGGGCGGGATTCCAGCTCGTCAATGCGCTCGGTCTGTTCTGAGACCTTTGCGGTCAGACTGCTGATCTGCGCGTCCTTTTCCTGCGCTTCCCGTGCAAGGCGGTCAGCTCTGAGCCCCTCACGCTGCCGATCGGCAGCAAGTTCGTCCCGATCCGCTGTCAGTTGTGCGATCTGCTCCCGCAGCGCCTTGACAGTCGTTTCGGTGAGGTCTGTGGTCTCCACAATCTCGGTGCGGGTTTCCTCCGACGCCATTGCAAGCAGGTAGAGCTTCTGCACGCCGATTTGTCCACTCGAGTGGACAAAATCCGCTGAGAGTCTGTCCGCGATTGCAATGTACTTGTAGACCTGAGAGCTTTTCATACCGAGCATTTCCTGCGCATAGCTCTCGAATGTGCTGTGACCGAGCGCCCGATAGAGCTTTGAATCTCGCATCCGCTTGATCGCGGTACACATCCCGTACAGCGACTGATAGATCACTTCACCGTAGCCGGTGATCTGCTTATGCAGGGCTTCCGCCTGCTGCTGCTCTGTGAGCATGATTTCCTCGCTCATGCTGTTTTTCTCGCTTTCTGTTTGCCGAAGATTCCGGCAAGATGTTCTTTGTACGCCTCAATGAAGGCATCGACTTCCGGCGTGGTCTTGCAGTTTCGCAGACCGCGCACCTGCACGATCTTTCCCTCCGTGCTGATCTCCATTGTGTAATACGGCACATCCGGCTTTTCCGCCGTCCGGATGAACATGATATGCAGCGCACCTTTGGCGTGACGCTCCGCGTAGCCGCCGACGCAGTGATGCAGCGCCGCGCCCTCCTGCACGATCTCCACAGCAGATTCCGGCGCACGAATCAGCAGATCCTCATACTGGAAATAGAGCCGGTCGCGGAGCAGTTTCAGCTTCCGCAGCTCTTTATCGAGTTTTTTTGCATCGCGCAGACGCTGTTTCAGGCGTTTTGCCTCGGCTATCGCTGCCCGCTCCGCCTGAATTGCCCGCAGCGCTTCGGCAGTCCGCTCATGCGCCGCCGCCAGATCACGCGGGAATCGGATCACCGGATCATTCAGGTCATAGTGCAGCTCTCTGCACTCCCGGAGATAGTCGGAATAATCGCTCAGGTACATTTGCCGGTGTGTGCCGCGATTCTGCCTGTGCAGATATTTCAGGACGCGCCGCTTGTCCTCTGTGCTTTTTCCGGCGCAGCCTTCGAGCGTGCCCCAGCAGCTCCGGATCAGATGCGCATATTTCAGGCACTCGTTGACGGTGAAGCCGGGCATATTCTCCCGGATCATGTGCCAGTCCTCCGGCGTGATCTCACGCGCTTTTGTCTCCCGCAGCTCGTAGCTGTCCATGCCGAGCATCCGGCGGACATCGTTCTGCTTCCAGTCAATCCAGCCCGGAACACCTGCGCAATACCCTGCGAACCAATGCCGCACCATATCCGTATAACCGAGCTTGATGATGTACTCGATATTCGGATGCTTTATGTAGAATTTGATATACTCGAACATCGGGATCTGATCGAGCTTGTCGATCTCCGCATATTGCAGGCAGGTGCCTTTGAGCGGTTCCGCATCATCGAGAATCGTGTAGGTCTTGTCCTGAAAATATCCCATGCCCGGCTGATCCCATGTCGGCTCGGTCATCCGCGTGCGGTACTTCCATTCTGAAAGCCCTGTCCGCGCATAGAATGAATCGGAGCCCGGATAGATCGGAATGAGCTGATTGACGCGGTCGCGCCCGAAGCGGTAGCATTGCCCGTCTGCGAACGCATAGCGCTGTGTTTCCTCGTACCGTGCGACCTCCTGTGCCGGTTCTCCGAGTTCCTTGTGAAGATTCACCTGAATCCGCACGCAATGCGCATAGCAGGTGCCGTTTTCACCGGCTTGAAAGATCACGAAATTCTGTGCATACCGCTCGACCTCGACGCTGTAACGATACTTGTCGCAGACAGCCGTCACCTTGCGTCCGCATTCCGGGCAGACAATATCCTTCTTGTGTTCGAGGACGAACAGGAAATCGTCATAGTCGTAATCAGTGAGCGTCTTGCCGCAGGCTCCGCACCGTGCGGATGAAAGATCGCTCCGGTACAGCATGAAGTGCGGTGCAAGCCGCTGACATTTAAGCAGATCGGCTTTCGGAATCTCCGGAAACGATTGCAGCAGCAGCGCTGCTTTCTCTGTTTTCTTCATGCCGTCACCTCAGAAGTCCAGCAGCGAATCAAGCGAGAGCTGCATCGGCTCGCTCTTATGCTGCGTGATCGGCGGATCGGCCGCACCGTTATCGCCGCAGAGGTCAATCGTCATGTGAAACCTGACCGCCGCGACTGGAAAGTAAAACTTGACAGCGCGGGTGTAGATCTCCAGATCGCTGATCGACTGACCGATGCCCTTCGTGATCGCAGTCAGGCAGTCGTCAAAACTCTTGCCGCTCTGCTCGATCGCCTGCTCGAACTCCGGTTCCTGCCGGCAGAACTCCATGAGTGCGTCGGCGGTCGGCTTGGCGATCGCCTGTGCGTGCCTGCCTTTCGGCTTCACATCAAAATAACTCTTATCCATTGACAAAACTCACTTTCTATGCTACAATGAGCATACAGACATTTTTGTTTGCAGCCGTATCCCCCGTGCCAGCGGGGATGCGGCTTTTCTCATGCCTCGCCGCATGAAAGCAGCGTGAGATAGGGCTCCGGGACATCGTCGAACTCCTCTCCGTCTGCGCCGACGATCAGCGCAGTGCCGTGGATATTGGTTTTGTGCGATCAGGCTCGCAAGCGTGTTGTACGGCTTGCCCTTGAGCAGCCCCTCCTCATCAACGATCATCACCGCGCCGTCCCGCAGCCCGACTGTCTCGATGTACCC